CCCAAAGAAACCTTCGCAGGCCGCGTTGTCTGGTGAGCACCCCTTGCGCGACATCGACCGCGTCAGCTTCGCACTGTGCATCCGATCAAGCCAGCCCGGCCAGCGGTAATGGGCACCACGGTCGGAGTGAATGATCGGCCTGCTGTCGCTCGACTCCACCGTGGCAATGGCCGCATCGAGCATCGTGTTCACCAACTCGGAGTCCGGTCGGGTAGGCGCTCACCGTCCAGATCAAACGATCACGGTCAACCAGCGCATCGCCTTGAATGACGTAGATGACACCCCGCCACGTCAGGCGATCGCCCTCTTGAGGCTGGGCGACATCTGCCGCTTGCAAGTCAAACCGGTACGAGGTCACCGCCAGATGTGACTGGCCGAATTCCTGTACCGAATCCGGTGCCTTGCTGATGACCTTGAGTTCGATGGTCTCCCCAGCCACAGTGCAGTACTGCGCCGGGGATCCCAAACTTGCGAACAGCCGTTTGACACCCAAGGCAAACGGATCGATTGGCATCAGCTGGCCAGGAGCTTGACCAAGAGCCCCGGACGATGGCACATCGGCAGCGGATTGCTCTGCGTATGCAGATCCGTGCCACGACCAAATTCACGAGGCTCTTGCTTGGCGTACAGGGGCTGGCCCAGCGTATTGACCGTCTCGTTGAAGTCAGCCGGTGCGAAGTACGTGGCAAAGGTGTCCACCGTGCCTTCGGGGAAGGCATGGCCTTCGCCAGAAGCGATGAACTTGCGGACATTGCCATCCACATCGGATGCTTGGCCCAGATACTCCTCAAAGGTGACGCCCGCAAAGGTGAAGCCCGTGCGTTGGTCTGCACGCAGCGCCAAACTCTCCTGGTACCACTGATATGCCTTGACCACATTGGGGTGAGCCGTCAGAAGATCGAAGAACTCCGGAGAGACCAGCACGCGAACGCCGGTCATGTATTCGCCCTTGAGGTTGAGCTCAAGGTAACGCTTGAGATCCAGGCACTTCTTTTTGACATCAGTTTTTTCGTTGTTGAGCGCGAAGTTGAATTCCTTGGGCTCGATACCGAACTCATCGAAGAGGTTGTAGAGGACCGAACCGTCCGCATCCAGGATCACGCCCTTGAGTGCGCCCATGCGCAAATGTTCCAGCGTGATGGCGTGCTTGTTGCGCATCGACTGCAGATGCTCGGCCATCACGTTCGCGATGGTTTCGGTGTCGGTTTCAGAGCCAAACGCACGCAGACCTTGCACTTCCTCGGGCAGCACCACGTCGTCGTGCGGAATGTGCGGGATGATGAACGAGCGCAGCGTGCGGCGACCACGCTTTCCCACCGTGCCAGGGGCACCGACGGGCAGCGTAGGTAGCAGGTTCAGAACACCGTTGCGCTCTTCCACCGCAATTTGGCGAAAGCGCACAGGGCGAGCAGGCATCAGGTTGATCTGATCGAGCTTGCCGAACTGGTTGGGTAGGATGTTGATGGCAGCGGTGAGCGCCGTCATCGAAAACGCGGGGGACTGGAAAGGATTGTTCATTGCTTAGACTCCTTGGCGAACGAGGACGCCGATCGCTTCGAGCTGAGCGATGGCTGCGGTTTTTTCTTCCGTGGTGATGGCAACTGGCCAGACCAGCGCGTGATCGGCCACGATGGCTTGACGCGAAACGATCAGGCCGTTGGTTCTTTCTGCGGCACTGGCATCAATGCTTTGCAACACCACGCCAGCGGCGACTTCTGAACCATCGGTGGCCGAAGGGTCGAGAGCTTTGACCTTTTGGGTCGCACTCACTCGACCAATCACGGTCCCGAGCTTGAGGTTTTGTCCGGAAACCACTGTGACCTGGTCACGGGAGTACAGGTTTTCCTCTTCGTACTTGAGCAGGTCGCCCAAGGTAAGGTCATTGGTAATGGCAGTCATCAGGTTCTCCTATCAACGGTGGGGGACTTGCGTTGCGTCACGCTGCTTTTGAGCGCGTTGCTGCGCGGCACGAACGACAGGGCTGTCTTCGGGCTTGGCTTGGGTTTGGGTTCCTGCCTCGGGCAAGATGCGGCTGGAGATTTCGGGAGAACCAGAGGCCTTGGCCGCCAACAGCTCCTTGCGTGCCTGGTCAACTGATACGCCACGCTCGATCAAGGCCGCCGTCATCTCGGACTTGCCCGCTAGAAGGCACATCTCGGCAATGGCCAGCACCTGGGCACTGGCCGCCTTGATGTCATGGCCTTGGGCCACAGCACTGGTTTGCGCTTGTGCGCCGGGTTGTTCACCCGTGCCTTGCGTGGCATCGCCGCTTTGTGCTGGCTCTGTTCTCATCTGGTCAGCAGGTTGGTGTTGCTCTTCTTGAGTTGTCTGCCCATCGGCAGTTTGGGTTGCATCGTTTTGCATGCAAACGCTCCTTTTCATGGACGGTCCGGGCGTGGAGATCCCCATCTCGCGGCCCGAACCTTGAATTCGCGCGATGGATGTCGTTTTCGTTTGGAGCTCTTCACTGAGTGCAATCAGTGCGTCGTCTAGCGTCCCGACCACATCGGCCAGACCGGCATCAATCGCGTCTTGCGCGAAATACAGACCTGCCTCGGTGTCTTGAACGTCTTGCACTGAGAGGTTTCGGTTGGCGGCGACCGTCGATACGAACAGGCCATACAGCCGGTCCACTTCCGCCTGCAGCGCTTGAGCTGCGTCAGTGGACAAAGGCGCATGAGGCGACATGTCGTTCTTGCGGTCTCCTGCGTACACCGCTGTGTAGCGAAGTCCATTCATGGCGTCGCGCTGCGATTGATCGACATGCAGTGCAATCACTCCTACGGATCCGACGCCACCGGTTCGCGTGACATAGACGCGTGCAGCCGCACTGGCAATGGCATACGCTGCCGAGAACGCGTCGTCGTTGGCAACGGCCCAGATGGGTTTGACCTGCCGAGCTGCCACGATCTGGTCTGCCAGATCAAACGCTCCACCGGCTTCACCGCCTGGTGAGTCAATGTCCAGCAAGATCGCGTTGACTGCAGGATCCCGAACCGCCTGCGCAAGCTGCGCACTGATGGCCGAGTAACTGGTCAGGCCTGAGGCGGCATCGACCGCTGCCGCTCGCCGCACCAAGGTGCCGGACACGCTGATGACTGCGATGTTCGATGTCAACGAGGTTGGATTGGCAGGTGGGGCCTGCGCAGCCAAGTGCTTGATGAGTTGTTGCGAATCGTCTGACATGGTTACTCCCAAACGGGGGCCAAGCACCGAGAGAATCACATCCAGTTTTCTGGGGTGAATCAGTAGGGGCGTGCCAAAGATTCGCGATGCCAAATGCGGCATCGACGAGATGTGGTTCATAGGTCCTCTGGTTTTAGGTTTGCTGATCTACCAAGGGCGCGCTTGGTGAGTCAGGAGGGAGCGAGGGAGCAGCCGAGTTGGTTGCACCATTGCGGGCCACTTGCCTTGGGTCCGTATCAAGAACGAGCCCCAATGCATCTGCCCTGGCGTTATCTGCCGCAATCTCTTTGTCGATCGTTTCCGCGTCGTAGCCAAAAGACGAGATGGCCTCAGAGCGGCTCATCAAACCGGAGCGAATGGCCAGTTGGAGGGCTTTGAATTCCTTCTCGGGATCCACCCACTGCCAGCCTTGCGGGATCCACTTCACCGCCTGCCACGCTCTGGCGGACTGACGGCTCTTGGCATAACCTGTCGCTGTCAGTGCGCCACTGAGCACTGCGGCATCCATCCATGCACGCCAGATCGGGCGGCACATCTGATGCACGATCACGCCATGTTGGATGGCTTCACATCGGCGACGGAACTCCAGGAGACCGGCACGGATCGACGAGTAATTCACGCCCGACAGATCACCGGTCAACTGTTCGTAGGTGATGCCCATGGCCACAGCGACTGCGCGAAACTGCACCCGCAGGAATTCCGCATACGAGCCACCGACATCCGCTGGATCAGAAAACTTCACGTCCTCACCAGGCTCCAGGACTTGCATGGTGCCCGGCTCCAAACCCGTCATGGCCACGCCCATTTCATCCGCGTCACCTTCGCCCAGCAGTTGGTCTTCGGGTGATTGGCGCGTGATGAATCCCGCGAACATGGCCGCCGTCTTTTTACGGACTAACTCTGCATCGTCGTACTGATCGAGCTCATTGAGCTTGACCAAGGCCCGCGACAGCCAGGGCTCGCCGCGAATCTGTCCAGGTCGCAGGGGGCGAAACAGGTGGACGATCTCCTCAGCTGGAACCGGCACCAGATCGTTGCCATTGACCGTCAAGTTCGGGTCACCCGGATGCTCGCGGTACAGGTGGTAGGCAACCCGACGCCCAAGAGCATCAAACTCGATGCCGCTACGGATCGGGTTGCCCGATGCACTGATCGTGTTCAGGCTCAAAGGCAGGTGCTCGGGCTCCAGAATCTGCAACTGGATCGGCACACTCAGGCCATCTTCCTGCCGCCGATTGCGGATGCGGATCAGGCATTCGCCACCCTCAACCATCGCCCGACATGCAAGTGACTGCAGGCCGTAGAAATCGGTGAGGTTGTTGCTGTCTGCTTCCTCCACCCACTGCCACCACAGCGCATGAACCTTCTCCCGGAACTTGGGGTCATCCACCAAGGATTGCGGCTTGATCCCGGTGCCGATGGCATTGGAAACAAAGCTGTCGACCGCGTTGGCCGCCCAGGCGTTTCTGCGCACCAAATCCCGAGACTTGACCCGCAGTTGGTTGCCCGTGGCCAGCATCGCCGAGACAGCTCCCGGATCACCAGGATTCCAAACACGAGACCTGCGACCTGAGCCAGCAGCCTCGTGAACGGAATTCCAGCCCACATAGGATGTGAGTTTTTTCCAAAAGGCCATCTCAGAACCCCTTGGATGTAGTGATCCTGATC